GCAGGGTTAAATCCAAACAAACTATTCAGTGTGGCAAATGGGTATGATGATAAACTGTTTAATAAACTAAAAGGTAATGCTTTTGAAGGGGTTGACCCAGATAAGTTTAATTTTATCTATGTTGGTTGTAGTCAACACAGAAAAGGATTAGACATAGTGTTAAATGCTTGGAAAGACACATTTACAAGAGCAGACAAAGCAAGATTAATACTCAAAGACACCCCTAAAATTTATGGTGCGAGTAATATTTTAAACGAAACCATTAGGATTCAATACACACATAACTGTGCTCCAATACATTATATTGATGATGATTTGTCAGCTGAACAAATGGCTGACCTATATAAAGCAAGTAAAGTAATTGTGCACCCATATCGAGCAGAGGGGTTCGGTATGCCTGTGCAAGAAGCATTAGCTTGTGGGTGTTTACCTATTGTTCCGAATGGTGGACCAACAGATGAGTTTGTAGGAGAAGTTGCTTATAAAATACCTGTTGAACGAAAAACTTTTGATATACATGACCCAAAGTTCTTTGCGTTTAAACCAGGTGATGCAGGTACACATATGAACTCACATGCTTTTTATAATGAACCGCATTTAGATTCTTTTCAAAATCTAATGAGAAAAATTTACATGAACCATCAGAAAGAAAAAGAGTTTAAAAAAGTTAGAGAGCATGACTGCAAAAATACTTGGAGTAATGTGATACCAGAGTATGAAAAAGTTTTTGAAACTATACATAATTTTCCATCAATTCAAAGGGTTGACAAAACAGTTAAATAGTGTATACTTAAAATATGCACGATAAATTATCTGAAAAATTACTGAAGGATTTTCATGGAAACGCGCCTACAGTAAACAACACCTTAAAGGGTACGCTACCGAATCTTACTAAAAAAGCTAAGGTTTTTGTAGCACAACGATTGAAAGAAAATGAATACTTTCGTTTTGGAATAAACGGAGGTGGTTGTAGTGGTTTTCAATATACAATGACTAACGATGCTACAATAAGTGAAAAGGATGTTCTCTTTTCAGAGTCACCTAGAGCAGTTGTTGACAAAGAAAGTCTAAATTATGTATGGGGAAGCACTATTGACTTATCAGGAGACAAATTTAGTGCTTCTCTCACAGTTGACAACCCATGTGCTAAAATGAGTTGTGGTTGTGGTACAAGTTTTAATTTTGACCCCAAGTTTCTTGAGGAGATGGAAAAGAAAGAAGCAAAACCACCAGTTGAAATAGACGGTCCATCAGGACTTGAACCAACTAGATATGGTGATTGGGAAAGAAAAGGAATTGCCTACGACTTTTAGTAGAATTATATATGGATATTGATATAGGAGAGGCTTTTGCAAAGCCAAATGGTAATATTGTTAAAATTACCCTTAACGAATTTAGAAGTAAACAGTATGTCCATATACGAGAATATGCTATGGATGGAGACACTGGCATGATTTATCCCACCAAAAGTGGATATGCAATACCTGCTGACGAAGTAAACTCTATTATACCCTTATTAGAGGAAGTTGCTAAAATAGTCAATAAACCCTATGTTAGCACTAAACAATTAGAAATAGATTTTGGAGGAATCAATGAGCGTAAAAGCGTGGAGTGACGAAGAAGAACAAAAACTGATAAGTATGTATCAGGACGAAGCAATTAAAGATGTTCACGAAATTGGAGAACATTTTGGCAAAGGTTATAGGAGTGTTATTAGTAAATTAGTTCAATTGAAGATTTATGAAAAACCTCAAGCAGATGAGGCTGAAAAAGGACAAACCGTAAAGGTGATGCTAAGAGAACTTGAACAGATGCTAGGCATACAAATTGAAGGCACAAATTTAAATAAAAAGGAAAACTTATCTCAATTGTTAAACTCAATTAAAGATAAGATAGCATGAAAAGACAAAGTTATTGGGACTTTATGTCTGACTTAGTTGATGACAACTGTTATGAAAGAACGTACAACGTAAATGGAGCACCACCTATGAAAATAAATGCCGATATGGTAAACCACCCTCCTCACTATAATAAAGGTATTGAAACCACAGAGTATATCAAAAGTTGGGATATGAACTGGTCTCAAGCTAACGTGATTAAATATGTTAGTAGATACAATCTAAAGCACGAGGACAAGAGAAAGCAACTTGAAGACCTTAGGAAAGCCAAGTGGTATTTAAATGATTTAATTTGCACAGTTGAAGAATCTGTGATAGACTAGTGGAAGAATTAGAAAAGAAGATTGACGAAATACAACAAAAACTTGACTTACTTGATGCAAAGCTAAGTAAACACATAGAATTAATTGAACGGGTTTATCAAGGATTACAAAATCCTATAAAAAAGATTAAAAATTGGTTCGATTGACCAAAATTTTTTATTTTGTTCATCAAATGTTAAGAAACTTTTTGGTATAATTATATTATCAAATGTGGTTCGCGGTCACGATTTGACAACCGACACATTTCATATTAACTTTTAACACAGGAGAAAATGAAATGGCATGGACTAAACCAACGATTACGGAAATTTCCGTAGGTCTCGAAATTAATTCATACGCTTGCGCGGAGAAGTAATTTTACAAAATGGCTTATAGTAAAGAACTTATAGACCATTATGAGAATCCACGAAACGTCGGAAGCCTCGATAAGAATGACCCTACAGTAGGTACGGGTCTAGTCGGGGCTCCTGCATGTGGAGACGTAATGAAACTACAAATCAAAGTAAATAACGAAGGCGTTATTGAAGACGCCAAGTTTAAGACTTTTGGTTGTGGGTCAGCTATTGCCTCAAGTAGTTTAATAACTGAGTGGGTTAGAGGAAAATCAGTAGATGATGCTGGTGAGATTAAAAACACTCAAATAGCAAAAGAATTAGCACTTCCACCCGTCAAAATACACTGTTCAGTGTTGGCAGAAGATGCAATAAAAGCAGCAATTACAGACTATAAACACAAGTGCGATTGTAAATAACTCTTCTCAAATTGTCAATTATTCTATATAATAATTTATAATAAGGAGAAAATATATGCAATCAACAAAACAAGTTATGGACTGGCATATCGAGGAAGTCTTGACCTGCGAAATTTTAAGACTTGACCCTGATAATGCTATGGTTAAAAAATTCTGTAATATGCAGAACCATCAAGGTGCTACAATCAGAAGAATAAGAGACCACTATGCAAAACATGGCACTTGGCCTGAAAGAACACCAGATAGCCTTTGCTAATGAACTACCACGAGCTTAAATTAAAAGTTTTGCGTCTTAGTAAAGAATACTATGATGAGAGTAAACCCAGTGTCAGTGATGCTGAGTGGGATGCTCTATACACAAAACTTGAATCTGTTGAAAAGGCTCAAGGGTGGCGCGATGCTGACTCTCCCACACTCCGTGTGGGTGGTGCAGCAGGCAAGGTAAAACATCCTTACAAATTATACAGTTTACAAAAAGTTTATGACAAGTCTGAGATTAAACCAGACTTTGACCATATCACACCAAAAATAGATGGTACAAATCTAACTTTAATCTATAAAAGAGGTAAATTAAAGTTAGCTTTGACACGTGGTAATGGTGAGATGGGTGAAGATGTAACTCATTTAGCTAAATATATTCAGTACGTTCCTAATAACATAAATTTAAATGACGATTGGGTTGTTAATGGCGAATGTGTAACAACTAACTGTGTGGATAATTTTAGAAACTATGTTAGTGGTGCACTCGGATTAAAAAGTGCAAAAGAGTTTAGTGAAAGAAATATTGCTTTCATCGCACACGATTTGTTAAGTGAGCCTGATTTAAACTATGATATTAAATTAAACATACTATCATCAGCAAACTTCAAAACTGTTGCACATGAATATGCTCTACAGTTTCCTAAAGACGGAACAGTATACAGAATCAATGACTCAGTTAAATGTGGATTGCTGGGTTACACAAGTAAATATCCAAGATTTGCGGTTGCTCTCAAAACTCGTGAGGTTGAAACTGCTGAAACAACACTACAAGATGTTATATGGTCTGTTGGTAGAACAGGTCTTGTTGCACCAACGGGCATTGTTGACCCAGTGGTTGTTGAGGATGCAACAATCTCACGAGTTACTTTACACAACATAGATATTATAGAAGAGCATAATCTAGGTCTAGGTGACACAATCAAAATTGAAAGAGCGGGTGGAGTTATTCCAAAGTTTATTGAGGTTGTAAAACACAGTAAGCATGAAAGAATAAGTCAAAAACACGCTGCAAAAGCTATTGGACTTGCAGTAGTAAGAAACGGACCTCGTCTGTTTGTTAAAGACAAGACATCTGCAAGCTCTGTTAAGTTTTTAGAA